GTCCGACGTATTTTCCCGCAGGACGGAGAAAATACGTCTCTCTTCAAACCTCCCATCCTACCTTGGCCCCAAAAGAAGCTCCGAAGTGCTTCGACTTCCAAGGCAGTCGCATCTCTTCCTACGATGCGAACCAGTGATGCTGGAACTTCCACCTCTGAAGGTGGAAGCGGAAGATCCGTATAAGTTCTACGGACCAGCATCTGCCTCTCTCTCTTGTAAGAGGCATAGGACTTATGTCCTAACTGAGATGGGAGAAACCCCCACCGGCGACCGATACGCGTGCGTGAGTACGCGTCCTGCCAAGCTGGGCTGATACTCGTGGCCTTGGCCATGTGCATCATCCCAGGATAATCGGTGCCGGCTCCTAACCTCCGTGCATGGCGTACTTCACGCCATTTCCCCCTACTTGCGAGAAATACAGTCGAATTTAATTCGGCTACATTCTCACTCACGGTCGTCTTCTGGACGTTGAGTCGGTACCCCGAAGGGTAGTCCTGCACATCCAGCCCTCGGCTAGCGGAGATCAGTGCGTCATCTCCGTTAACCAAGAACCGTGAGTCAGCATCAAACCGTGCTGCCCAGGAGGCAGCACAATATGAATGCAAGCAAAGAAGGGGGAAACAGAGGTAGGATCCCATATTCTGTCCGTGTCGGACCGTTCCTAAACTCCCATCCTCGCGCCTAAAAGAAGGCACAAGAGAAGCATACGCCAGACGTCGTATACTACGAGGAATCTTCACAGAAGTGAAGAATAGAGAGTCAAGAATCGCTCTACTCACTTCGTGAGAGAGGCCGTCACTTGCCGAAACAAGGTCGACTGATGTCTGGACCTTGTTTACACAGACAGAATTGATCCGTTTATCGGTCGGAGGACCGACAAGGAGCCAGTCAGTGGCACGCTCGAGATGGTGGTACACCATTCGATGCACTGGGGCTAGAAGGTCAACTTCCTCATCAAAAATGAGAAGAGGACGCTTCTTACCAGCTGACTGGACTTCCTTGTAGCGACATGACATAGAGTCCATGCCATTGGACTCTTCTCTGCATTTCGCTATAAACTCTTCACGTCGCCCGGCCCAGAGGTGGTCGGCCCTTGAAAATAAGGGTTTACGCGCAGTTGGGTTAGCAAGATGTGAGCCTACGAAAGACTCATATCTGCTGTCCCAACCCGACGTGAAGATGCGAGTACAAACACGACGAACGTGTTTTAGATACTCGGGATCAACGGGAGGGGGTTGAGAGCACGCGTTCTGTTCCCAAGAAGAACGCGTGGACGGAGTGTGCGTGCGGCAACCCGGAGGAAGGTTGCGCTTAATTGACGACACGCTGAGAGCAAGCTCCCAGCGTGCCTTACGCCCAAGTCTCTGCAGGCGACAGAGACCATCTTCCCCAACGACTTGACGTCGTGGGAAGGCAACAGAGGTCCGCTCCTTACCCTGTTGCAAGAGGAAGAGGTGGA